GGTGCTGGGTTCTGACGCTGGTGTGGCGTTCAGCCGCGTAACGGAGTTTGCGAACTATGCGGTGGATGGCTTGGAAGCGCTGGCAGCCGTGCAGGCTCCTGCCGTGACGGACGACCAGATCAAGATCGTCCAGAACGTGAATACCGGAATCGGCAAGGTGGTCACTGGTGCCCAGACCATCCTTGCAAATGAAAATGCTCAGAAGGTCATCCGGTTCATCCGGGGAGCGGACGTAGAGAAAGCACAGCTTGAATATGCCGCAAACCCCGACCACTACGACCTGAGCAACGTAGACTTCTTCCCGACAGTCTACGGCACGGGCACGACGGAGCAGGATCTTTCCATGCTGGCAGACCTGCAGGCGTCCCGGCAGAACGTGGTGGAACTGCCGTCCATCGGCGGAGGCGGCACCTCTGACGGAAACTCCGGCAGCTCTGGCGGCGGCGGAAGCACAAGCTACCAGCGCACCTACACCAGCAGCTCCGGCAACACCTACGTCTATGCACCGAACTTCACAGTCTACGGCGGCATGAGCGCGGACGAACTCCGCGAACTGCTGGATGAAGGCTATGAGAAGTTCTGCGAGTACATGGAACAGTACGAACATGAAACGAGGCGCAAGAACTATGGCACTTGATTACACAACGAAGTCCGGCGACACATGGGACCTGATTGCGCTGAACGTGTACGGAAGTGAGCTGAAAGCCGACTGGCTGATGCAGAACAACCCTGAACTGATCCACATCGTCCGGTTCGATTCCGGCACTGTGCTGTCAACACCTGAACTGCCTGAAGAAAAGAGCGGCGACCTGCCGCCCTGGAAAGCAGGTGTGTGATGGTGTTGACAGCAGTGAGACCCAAAGGCCGCGAGGCGGCGATCCGGCTGAAATACGAAAAAGCTGATATTACAGACCGGATCGAAAATGATGTGAAGAGTTTCCGTTACACAGATGTGGCTGCATCCCAGAGCGACAGCATGAGCATTACCATCAACGCCCGCGACAGCAAGTGGAAAAACGCATGGATGCCGGAGAAGGGCGTAAAGCTCTATCCGACCATCGTAGTCAAAAACTGGGGAATCGGCGGTATCGGAAACTACAACCGCGATTACAGCGCCGAGTGCGGCGCTTTTGTGCTGGATGACCTGGACTTTTCCGGTGCCCCGGACACGCTGACCATGGGCGGCGTGGCGAAACCGAACGACAGCAGCTTCAGCGAGAGAAACCGTACATTCACATGGAAGAAAACCAGCGTGAAGAAAATTGCAGAAGCCATTGCAGGGCGGTACAAGCTGGAACTGAAGTTTGAAGGCGACGACCACGACATTGATGCAAAGGAACAGGACGCTACGGACAGTGCGTTTCTGCAAGACCTGTGCAAAGATTACGGCCTGGTCATCAAGGTCTACGCATCGAAGCTGTGGGTGTATGACCGGGAAAAGTACAAGGAAAAAGCGGCGGCCTGGACGGTATACGAAGAGGCGCAGCCACTGAATCCGAACGCCCTGTGCATCGAACCGGGTAGTTTTAAGTGGAACACCAAACTGACCGGGACGTACACGGGCGGCGTGTATACCTACACCAACAAAAAGAAAAAGATCAACATCAACGTCAAGGTGGGCACAGAAGAACGTCAGCTTAAACTCACCAGTAAGGTGAACAGTGAAGCGGATGCGAAGGCAAAGCTGGTGGCGGCCATCAAGAACGCCAACCACGGCGCAACGACCATCAGCTTCACGATTCCGGGCTACCCGGCGGGAGCATCGGCGCAGTGCATCAATCTGGTGGGCTACGGCAAAATGGCGGGAAAATACTTCATCGACGAGATGGAGCACACCTTCTCGCCGTCCGGCGGTTACAAAACGCAGGTCAAGGCCAGCAAGGTGGAAAAGGGGGATTTCGCATGAGCAGCGAAGTGCGGCTTGGAAATGTAAGCTCCATTGACTACGAAAATGGTCTGTGTGAAGTGACGTACCCTGACCGGGACGATACCGTGACGGAAATGGTGCCGATGCTCTCAAACCGGGAATATCGGATGCCGGAAGTGGACGATCTGGTGGTGGTGCTGCATCCGGGCGACAGCCCGGAGGACGCTGTGATTCTGGGCACGATCTGGAACGAGAAGATTAAACCTGTCGAGGGCAAGGAGAAGGTATTCCGCAAGGAATACTGCAACGAGGATGGAAAGGCGTACCGGAAGTTCGATGCAAACGCGAAGGAACTGCTGGACTTTGTGGACGGGAAGAAGATCCTGAAAGCCAAGAGCCTGGAAATCAAGATCGGCAGCGCTACCGTGACCATCAGTGAAAGCGGAAGCGTGAAGGTGGATTCCCCGGCGGGCATCGGGATCAAGGCATCTGGCGAGTTGAAGTTGAGCGCAACGACGCTGACGGCCAGCGCAGCCACGGTGAATATCACGGGCGGCGGCGGGGATGTGACAGTTTCAGGGAAGTCGCTCGTGAATCACACGCACAACGGAAACCTCGGAAAACCGACTACTCCGCCGGTGTAAGGAGGCGCAGGGATGTATGTAGGAATTTTTGGCGATGTGGTCTTTTCCGTAGGACATTTGCGGGTACTCACTCCATCCAACTTCAAGGGGAAAATCGAAGCGAACTGGGCAGAGCATGAAGTGCTGAAAGGCAAGGCGAAGCCGGAGTTCCTCAACCCGAAACTTAGGGAGTACGAGTGTGATATTCTGCTTGATTCCAGCCTTGGCGTGAATCCTAGCCGGATGAAGAACCGGCTGGAAGAGATGGTGGAAAACGGAGAACTGCATTACCTGATTATCGGGTTTGCACCGGTATCAAAGAACAAACTCAGGGTAACAAGCATGAGCGAAAGCTGGGACGTTGTGTTAAGACATGGCCTGCTGATGCAATGCAAAGTGAGCCTGACGTTGAAGGAGTACACATGATTGACATAAGCAGTACGATGCTGGAACTGTCCAACGACAGGGCGACGCAGGAAGAAGTGCAGGACGTTGCACGCTGTCTCCGCACGCTGTACTGCACCCCTGTTGGCAGCTTGGAAGGCGACCGCTTGCTTGGCATAGATCCGGGCGTGTTCCTGGACAAGCCGCTTGCGGTGGCAAAGGGTCTTTATGTGGCAGAGATCACGGAAAAGACCGCAGCCTTTGAGCCGCGGGCACGGGTGGTGCGTGTGGACTGGGTGGAGGACGATGCGCTGCACGGAGCAGTAACCCCGAAGGTGGTGTACGAACTTGTCTAAGATCAAAGAATTTGAAAACATCCCCAATATCAGCGTTGATGGCGGGGAAACTCTGGAAGAAGCGACAGCCGAGTGCAAAGCCTTGTTTGAAAAATACAACATGGAACTGTACAACGGCGAAGTGTCGCTGGCACAGTGCGCAGAAGCGCGGATGGTGCTGCTGGTGCTGGCTTATCGTTCTCACCATACGATAGAGTACAGCACGGCTTGCCTGAAAGCGGAACTGCTGCCGACAAGCACCGGGCCGAACCTGGACAACCTTGCACCCATGGTGGGCGTGGAGCGCATGGAGGCGGGCAAGGCGACGGCAGTAGTGCGGTTTACGCTGTCTGCGGTGAGAACCAGTGCAACCAGCATCCCGGAGGGCACGCAGGTGCGCACCGGGGAAAAGCAGTATTTCAAGACCACGAAGTACGCGGAGATCCCGGCGGGCGAGATGTCGGTTGATGTGGAGGTGCTGGCGGACGAGGCGGGCAGCGGGAGTGACGGCATTATTGCCGGAGAGATCAACACGCTGGTTGACCCCATTCCCTACATTGCTTCCGCCCAGAACACATCAACCAGCACCGGCGGAACGGATACGGAAGGCGACGATTCTTTCACCAGGCGCATCCACTACGCCCCATCTATCTTCTCCATTGCAGGACCTGCGGATGCCTATGAGTATTTCGCAGAAAGCTGGCGCACCGATGTATCCGGCACCAAGATCATCTGTGAGGAAGGATACACGATCCACATCTACTTCCTGATGGATGGAGGACGGCTGCCGACAGAGGAAGAATGCCGGGGCATGGAGGGCTATTTCACCACGGTAAAGAAGCCGATGGGCGATCTGGTGCTCTGCCATGCCCCACAGGAAGTGCCGTATGACATCAACCTCACCTACTACATCGCGTCCAGCAATACCAAGAACGCCGTGACCATTCAGGAGAATGTGGAAAAGGCGGTGCAGGCGTATGAAACATGGCAGAGGAAGATCGGCAGAGACATCGACCCGGCGGAACTTATCATGCGGGTGCGGGAAGCCGGGGCAAAGCGTCCGAAACTGACGGGGCCTGTTGACACCAAGGTGACGGAAACGCAGGTGGCGAAGCTGAACAGCAAAAAGATCACCTACGGAGGTATCGAAGATGACTGATCTGTGGGGAACCGGACTGATTGAGGGCTTGCCCCCGGCGGTTGCGGATGAACCGTGGGTCCGCATCATGGATAAGGTGTACCGCGAACGGCACCAGCGGGAAATGGAAGCGGCAGAGCTGATCCATATCTACACGCAGATAGATTCGCAGCCGGAAGAGATTCTGAATGTGCTGGCCGTGCAGTTCAAGGTGGACTGGTACGATTCCAATTATCCGCTGGAAGCCAAGCGCAGCATCATCAAGACGGCGCTGGAAGTCCGGCGCTACTACGGCACGGACTGGGCGACCCTGAAAGCAATATCCGCAATCTATCCCCGGTCGGAGATAGAGCAGTGGTACGACTACGGCGGGACGCCCGGTCATTTCCGTGTGATCTGCTCTGTGGACGGAGCGCTCATTCCGGTAAAGCGCCGGGAAATCCGGCGAAGCGTGAACATCTACAAACGCATGACCGCCCATCTGGATAGCCTTTACCTGCAAGTGCAGGCAGGGATTGAGATAGAGTGCGAGTTTTCCTCGCTGGTCTACCGGGTGCCCTATGCAAGTGAGACGATGTATGCCGGAACATGGCCGAGAACAACGACCCATGCGGGCATTGCAGATGGAGAACTTGAAGTGGAAACGGAAGGAAGCGCAAATGCGTTCCGGGTGGAAACGGCGGGCACGATCCCGTACCGGACGACCCATGCCGGAATCATGGATGCAGATCTGAACGTGGAAACGGAAAGCACCGCGGCGATGTTGGAAACGCCCTACACCAGCGAAAACCTGCAGGCGGGCACATGGCCGAAGAACACGACCAAGGCGGCGCTGGGCGAAGCCGACATTACGGTGGAAGCGGAGCAGCAGTCTGCCAGGTACAAAGTTGAAACGGCTGGCACTGTCCCAGACAGGACGACAACAGCCGGTATCTACGATACGGATGTGACGGTTGAAACGGAAACGGAGGTGCACAACATGGAAGTAGCGATGGCGGGCACAGAAACCTGTGCCAGCAGCATCCCGGCGGTACTGGATGAACCGGTACTCGACGTGGACGTTGAGGTCACTGTTACAAAGTTCAAGGGCAAGCGCAGCGGTGAAGAACCGTTTGTGCAGTAATGAAGGGAGGTGAAAAGACTATGGCAATGACAAGTTACGCTCTGGGTCTGTACAAGGACTACACCAAAGTCCGTGTGGCGCTTGGCCGGTATAAGGCGGGCAGCACCTACAAGACGGTGCCCATCGACAGCGTGGAGACTTTGAAGGACGGCCGTCTGGCGTTCTTCATGACGATCCCGCCCGGCGATTCCACCGGCAGCACCGTGACGGAGGTTGCGCTGCTGGACACCAGCAAGCAGGTCATGTACACCAAGACGCTGGTAGGCAATGAGCAGGTCGAGTTCGAGGCTGACGACGAAGGCGCACTCCTGCGTGTTGCGCTGAACTTCAACAGCGCGGACAAGACCACCGACCAGAGGAACGCAAAGGGATAAGGAGGACACCCTATGTACAATTTCAAAAACTGGGTGGACAGAGTGACCCAGTTCGTGAACCGTTTCAAGGAAACGAACAATTCCGACGGTTCCATCACCCATGAGAGAGTGGACGGCGAGGTGCTGAAAACCGGCACCTCCCAGAGCGCTGCAAACTTCAACAACATGGAGGGCGGCATTCTGGAAAACAGCCTGCTGCTGGCCGAGGCTACCCGTGTGCTGAAAGAGCACGGCCTGGATATCGAGGCCATGACCGGCGAGATGCACACCATCTACCTGTACAACAGCGCAAAGTATCCGGCAAACAACAGCAAGAAAACCATCGCCCTGAAGCAGCCCCGCAACAATACCGATTACATCATTGCAACCCGTGTTGTTTCTGCTGTGATGCCCAACGGCGTGGCGATTGACGGCGACCCGGCGGGCACCGCGGGCAACGTTATCATCACGGACAAGCTGCTCAACGGCTTCAAGATCGCTTACACCGGCAACGCCAAGGAAGTGACGCTGGAAGTTGAAGTGCAGGGCGGCATGATTCCCGCACCGGAGTATGAGGACGGCGTGGCCCCCACCGGGGAGTAAGGAGCAGACTATGGCAAATGTGATCGTGAAAAGCGATGAACGCATCGCATACGAAGCCCAGGTGGCGGAAAGTTTCGGCTGCCGGGGCAACATCAGCGCAGAACAGCGGGAGCAGGCAGAGATGATCGCTGCAAAAACCCGCGAGATCTGCCGCGATAACCACATGAACGGAGGGTATTAAGTTATGATTCAGGTGATCGAGAAGAACGAAGGCACCAAGCTGAACTATGAGGTGGTGGGCACCAAGCTGTTCCTGGGAGATGACGAGATCATGGTGAACCTCGCCAAGTATGAGAAGGACGAGCCTGTGCACATTGACGTTGTGCGCAACTGGGATGGCGCACTGGCTACCTCCATTGGCAAGAGTGACGACCTGTCCTATGCGGCACAGATCGACATTCCTGCCCGTGATTACACCGAGAAGGTGGAGAAGGTGCCCGCCATGGGCGGCGATGGCGAAGTGGAGCAGACCACGAAGGTGCCTGTGAAGTTCGACATTTCCCGCTGCACGCTGACCCTGTGGTCTATCGACTAAGTGAAAGGAGCAAAGAACTATGACTAATTTTGCTGACTTCAAGGCTGCCATTGAGGGTATCTCTGGCGGCAAGAACACCGTCCTGCTGGACAAGTTCGGCCTGCCGTCTGTGGTGGTGCCCATCAACAAGCTGACCTACAAGGATGTGGGCGTGGGTGATGATACCGTTCTGCCCGCATTCAAGCTGGACGGCGTGGAGAAGCCCTACTTCTGCATCGGCAAGTATCACGATACGCTGGTGAACGGCGTGCCGTGCAGCCTGCCCATGCAGACCCAGGCGGTCAACGTGAACTTTGACCAGGCTGTGAGCCAGAGCCGCAGCAAGGGCGAGGGCTGGACGCTGGCCACCAATGCCATGTACGCAGCTATCCAGCTGTGGTGCCGCGCCAACGGCTTTATGCCCCGCGGCAACAACAACTACGGCGCTGACCATGCGCACGCATGGGAGAAGGGCACCCCGGCAAACTACGACAGCAACGGCAAGGTGAACCTGACCCTGACCGGCTCTGGTCCCGTGAGCTGGAATCACAACAACGATCTGACCGGCATTGCAGATCTGAACGGCAATGCGTGGGAGTGGGCTACCGGCCTGCGCCTGATGGACGGCGAGATCCATATCATTCAGCACAATGATGCTGCACTTGCCACGGCAGACCTGTCCGCAGCAAGCAGCCTGTGGAAAGCCATTGCCGCAGACGGCAGCCTCGTGGCACCCGGTTCCTCCGGCACCATCAAGCTGGACTGGCGCGGCAACAAGTGGACCTTTGTCACTGATGCACTGACCGGGCAGAGCGAGGACGGTCACGGCACCGGCTTCACCTCTCTGGCTACCACCCTGTCCGCTGTGCCGCAGATCCTTTACGGCATCGGCGTATACCCGCAGGAGCCGAACGGCGACTATGGCGGCGATGACCTGTATGCCATCAACAAGGGCGAGCGCATCCCGTTCCGGGGCGGCAGCTGGAGCGGCACTTCCGGCGCGGGCGTATTCGGGCTGGACCTGGGCGCTGTGCGTTCCAGCGCCAGCGGCCACGTTGGGCGGCGTTCCGCTTTCGTGGGTTCCCTCTGATAAGAGGGGCAAACCGCAAACCGACCGACAGTAAACCGATGGGGCGGCGATAGCCGCCCCTATATTTTGCAGAGCCTGGGAAAATGACATGAACAGTATTGAAAACGAAAAGCTGCAGCAGATGAACACGCCAAACGGAGGCTACCGCTTGAAGCAGGCGGTAAAGGACATGATAAATTACGGAAGCCCCATCCTGGTACAGTTTCCGAGAGTGGAAAAATACGGCCT